ACGTTGGGATACTACTGAGAGTCGTGATAAGCTTGATATGATTCTTAATGATTATAAACTATTTGTTAAGCGTCTTGTATCTCAGAATGATGACATTGCAGATCGTATTAATATTGCTACTCAAGATCTGAAGGCGCAGGATGAAGTAATTAAGAACAAAGAAGTCGATTCAGAAGCAACTCCTAATTTAGAAGCAGATGATTCTAACACTTCCCGCACGGTGCCTGCGGCACCGGAAGAGGTTGATCCTACTGCTGATATATTTGGTGCCTATGCTGGATTAGATGGGAATGATGATTGTGATTTAACATCTGTAGATCCCGAGGATGATGATTTCCCAGAGAAAAAGGAGAGTGAATTAAATGCAACAGAACGAATGCATGCAATCCTTAAGGGAAAAATTAAATCTAACTGATCACAAAGACTATAGCCCAAACGCGGCGCTACTTGAAACTCCAGTTTCTTTAATTCAGAAATTGCTTGGAGACGAAGTAGTTCAAGATACTAAGAAAATTGGTATGTCAAAAGAAAGAATCACAGCAGCTCTGCCGAACTTAAGAACTTTATTTTCTTTCTATAGGGCATATCCAGATTTACTACTTGATATAATGCGCGACCCGGAGTCTAACTTTGAACTTAGACCTTATCAGCGTATCTTCTTACGTGTGATAATGCGGCACCGCTATGTATATGGAACTTTCCCTCGTGGATATTCTAAATCTTTTATTGCTATTCTTGCCAACTATTTGAAATGCATTTTGTATCCAAATAGTAAGGTGTTCTTAGTATCACCTGGCAAACAGCAATCTATGTCTATTATTCAAGAAAAGGTAAAAGAAATCTGGGACATATGGCCTGGACTTCGTAATGAGATAATTGAGGGTAGAGATGCTGGCGCATCCAAGATGCAAGCTAATCTCTTCTCCTTACAATTTAAGAACGGTTCATTCTTCGATGTTATTGCTTGTTCTGAAAGATCAAGAGGTCTTCGTAGAACTTCTGGTATTATTGAAGAAAGTGCTAAGGTCGATGGAACTATTCTTTCTAGTGTTATTATTCCTACCATGAACATTTCAAGACGCTCTGCCAATGGTAGAGAAGACCCTAATGACATGATGAATAAATCACAATGCTATATTACTTCTGCGGGCGAAACTCAAACCTTTGCCTATGAGAAGTTAGCTAATATTTTAATCTGGTCAGTGTTGCGCCCAGATGAAAGTTTCTGTTTTGGTGGCACTTGGAGACCTCCAGTTGTATTTGGTCTGTTAAATAAGAATTTCGTCTCAGACTTGCGAGACGATGGAACATACTCTGAGGCTACATTTGCCCGTGAATATGAATCTCAGTGGACTGGTAGTTCTACAGAGTCTTTCTTCAGTGAAGAAGAATTTGATAGGTGCCGCACGGTTCAACAGTCAATGACAGAAGCCCCTGAAAAGATGCCAAAGGGTGCGCGCATTATCCTTGGATACGACGTTGGTAGAAATAATGACTTAAGTACCTGCATAGTTATCTACATGGAACCTCAGGCTAATGGAACTTATATTAAGAAAATAGTCAATATTTACGCTTGGGAAGGTTTACATTTTGCAGACCAAGCTTCAATTATTAAAAAACTTGTTATGAGATATAATGCCTACAAGTTAGTAATTGATGCTAACGGCCCAGGTTTAGGACTAGTAGATTTCTTAACTATTAAAACAAAGGATCTAAAGACCGGCGTTGAATTACCTGCGCTTGGTATTGATAAAGAATCTGATACGACTGATATGTATAGAAACTTCTATAAAGTAGAAGAACATCTATACGATGAAAAAATTTGGCTGATTAGAGCTTCTGATAAATTAAATAGCCAGATGCACAATCTTGTCAGTACACAAATTGCTAGTGGCAAAGTTCGTTTCTTAATTGATGATACTACTGCAAGAGAAGCTATGTCAAGAACTCGCGCGTGGGCCACATACACAGAAGAACAAAAGGTTGCGGTTATGCAGCCATTCGTCATGACCAGAATCCTAAGAGAAGAAATGATGAATTTACGCCGCAAGACTGAAGATACAACAAACATCACACTGAAGAAAATTTCTAGTTCAATTAAAAAGGATAAATTTTCTGCTTTTGAATATGCGCTTTGGTATTGCAGAAAGTTAGAAACTGAACGCCATAAGAGAATAAATTCTGAAGATCTTGATTTAATTTCTACTGGCTCAAGACCTGGCGCGGCTAGAAGAGATTTCAGTGGTGAAAGAAAGAGTTTTACTAGAACACACTCTTTTGGAAGGAGATAAATGTCGGGGTCATCCGGAGAATTAAAAATTGAATCTATACTGACTGCGGCCAATCTTCCTTTTGAAAGGGAATATGAGTTCCCAGATTTAGTTGCAAGTAGCGGTCGCCCACTCCGTATGGACTTTGTGGTCTTTGAGGATGATGGTACGATTGCTTTTGCAATTGAATATGATGGAGAGCAACACTATAATGCGGTAAAGCATTTTGGTGGTCAGCGCAGTTTAAATCATCAGCATTATAATGATTTAAAAAAGAATCAATATTGTTTAGATCATAGTATTCCATTAGTACGGATACCGTACTGGGATTATGATAAAATTAACTTAGAATATATCTTAAATCGAGCAAATTTTTTCTAATAATTTTTAGAAAATCTCTTGACTTTTGGAAAAAAATAGGATATAATTTATATGTAAGAGATGGAGGACTTAAAACTCATGCTAAAAAATTATAGTAGCTCTGGTTTCCAATCATCTAACTTAAGTCTTACCTACTCTTCCGGTAAAAAAGTTAGAGAATTAGTTAAAGATTACAACATTGCAAGTTCTTCCTATCGAAAGAAATATGAAAGAGAAGATATATTAAGAGCTTTCAATGAAGTAAAGATTAGTCAAATAGTTGATATTTCAAGATATACCTATAAGACAAATCCACTATATACACAATATATTAATTATTACAGCACGATTTATCCATATCGCTGGGCAGTTTTCCCACGGTTAGATTCTGCAAAGATTAAAAAAAGCACATATACCAGATGGTATGATGTGCTTAATTATGTAGAAATGATAAATCCAGAATTATTATTCATTGATATTGCGCGCAGAGTTCTTATTGAAGGATCTTGCTATATCGCAATTAAAGACGAGAATTCTTACTTCGGAGTACAATTTTTACCTAGACGTTATTGCCGTTCTAATACGACATATAGAGGACGTCAAGTTGTAGAATTTAATGTTACTTATTTCGACAGTTTAAAACCTACTGATAAAAAAGAAGCATTAAAGACATTCCCAAGTACAGTTGTTTCTGCTTATAAAGATTGGCAGAACATGAAAGATAAAACATCTGAAGATGAATGGCAAGCTTTAGGTGTTGATTATAGTTATAAATTTACTCTGCGCCCAGATGACTTACCACTTATCTATGGTGTAGTATTAGATTTATTAGATGTGCAGGATGCCAAAGATATTACAATGTTCAAAATTGAACAAGAAGTATCTAAAATCTTAGTACAGAAATTTGGAGTTGATAATCAAGGTCAGCCAGTTATTGCCTTGCCAGAATTAAAACAATTCCAAAGAGATACAAGTACCGCATTAGCTTCAATTCCTGGACTTGACGTTATGACTACTTATGCTGACGTCAGTGTTGAGAATTTACAGAAAGCTACTTCGTCTTCATCTACAGAAACTCCAATTTCTCAAATTGGTCAAGATGCATATGAGGCCGCAGGCGTATCCTCGAAGTTAATTAACTCCGATAATGCGGGTACATTAGGAAAATCTATTCAGTTAAATGAAGCTACAATGACTTATCTATTGCTCCAGCTTAGACAATTCTTGCAGGTCAGAATAGATGTTCATACAGCTAGTAATAAAGAATCATATATTCTTGAAATGCCTGAAGTTTCGCGCTTCAACTGGAAAGATAAATATGATTCTTATATAAAGGATAACTTACTTAATTCTAAAATGCTTGCCCAAGTTATATCAGGTCGCAGACAATCTGACATAATGGCAGCATATTTCTTTGAAGAGGCTTGCTTTGGTGGAAGTGAGGAGGATGGACAATCTTCTGCTTCCAGTTCGAGTTCTTCCGACAGCTCTTCTGATGGTAGTAACGATGACTCCGGTTCAGATACTTCTGCAACGAGTGGAAGTGACACTGGAGAAGTCGGCCGGCCAGAATTGCCAGATGATCAGAAATCGGAAAAAACTCTTCAAAATAGAGAAAGTTTGTAGGAGGAAGATGGATGGATAAAAAAATACCTTCCCATGTCTTCTCAATAGCTAAATTCTCGAATGGAGAAAAAATTTCTGATATCATCACAAAGTATAAGGTGAGAATCTTATATCTTGGTGGAAATCGAAACGGAAGTTACTTCAAGAAAGATACTGTTGATCAGATGTGCGAAAAGATGGGCGGCGTTCCGATCATTGGATATTACTCCAAAGATCATGGAGATTTTACGTCTCACTTTGGAGAGTATATTCAGAAAGTCATCAATCCGGAGACCGGCGCAACCTGTGAAGATTATCTCGACACAGTTCCGTACGGTTTTATTCCTACTGATCCAGAAGTTGGTTGGGAAAAAGTTACAGATGATGATGGAGTTGAAAGAGAATATCTAACAACTACAGTTTATCTCTGGGACGGCCGTTATCCAGAACTTAATGTTCTGCATGAGGGTAGACCAAACAACCTATCAATGGAACTCGATCCAGAGACCGTTGAAGGTGATTGGATTTCAGTTATGAATGAAGGCATTGAATCTGAGTATTTCTGTTTCTCACACGCAGATTTCTTGGGTTTATGCATTCTAGGAAAGGATGTCGAGCCATGCTTTGAAGGCGCAGACTTTGAGCCACTCTTTGCATTAGAGCAAGGAAACAAGTTAAAGGATGTGTTAAAAAACATGAGTGTTGAACTGAAAAATGCTCTTTCTTATTCTGCAACTGAAAATGACGAACATGAAGAAAATGAGCCTGCGACCGCAGTAGAAGATACTGCTGAGCAGGAAGTTGAACCAGTGGTTAACAATGAATTGGGCGATGATGCCGAAGATTCAAACGTTGCGGCTGATGCAACTTACATTGAATTCACTCCTGAGGATGTGTCTGAATCTAAAGAAGCGTTCGTTTTTGCACAAGAAGCAGATGAAGAAGAAAAAGAACCAACAGATGAAGAGTTGAGAGCAATTGAAAATTCTGAGTCTGAGGGGAATCTAGATGAAAATCTCGATGACCTAGACAATTTTGAGGAACCTGAAGCTGAGCATATCTCTATTGATGATTTACTCGCTGAAAATCAGAACTTAAAGAGTTCTTTACAGGATCTTCAAGATAAATTCAATTTAATGAAAGAAAATTTTGATAAGGCAAATGATGAATTAACATTAATTCATGCTCGTCCAGATAAGTATTCTTATCTTGAAGGTGAGAAGAACAATATTGATTCAGCATCTTATGAAAAATTCTACAATG